CCTGGAGGGCTGGAAAAGGGTGACTGGCGGGTCAGTCACGGCGCTTTACCTGGCCTACAGCGGTGGGTAACGTCTGCCCTACTTTATTAGAAGGATTGGCGTCATGAGTGAGTTGATTTCCTATCAACTGAACTCATCAATGAACATTGACGTAACCCCGTATTCACGCGACACAACGGGACATTTAGACTTATTTTCCGTATATATTCTCCGCTGATGTGGACACAATGTGGACACTCGACTCTGCTAGCGCTCGCCATCCCGATGATGGATTGTACTTACTAATCGCTCCGCCCCCGCAAACAAAGGCCCATAGACCTGCCCCCAACCGCCCGTACCACTTCCGTACCACCAACACTTGCTCCCATCCTGCCTACTTCCTCCTTCCGCCAGTTGTAGCAAAATTTAAGCATCCGTTTTCAGCTCCAATCACGAGCACTATCGCTTCCGTACTTTCACGCGTTGTCGGACGCTTCCCAAGCCAATAACGAGGGTTCGATACCTTTCACCTGCTCCACTATTTTCTATGCCTCCAGCGGTATCGAGGTAACGTCAGGCGAAGCTGGTGACAGTTCGGTGACAGTTACGTGATTTGTGTGGAAGCGCCAGCCTAGCCCCCTCCCTCTCTATAACTCCCCGTTTTCGGTTGACCCATGGGAAAAGGGTAATTTTGGTAATTTCTTTTTCTGAACTCGAAAAAAACCAATGAAATCAAACAGTTGAACAGACTCAGTAAAGGTAATAATAGAGTAAGAAATAGGTTAGAAAATTACCTTTGCCCTTGGTAATTCGCCACTACCGTAAAACCCTTTAAAATCAGCGACTTGGAATAATATTACCTCCAGCCTTACCAAATATTACCCTCTGAGGTAATACGTCAACACAGCGGTTTATAAGGGCTACAGCCTCTTTTTCGCATCGCCTTACCAAAATTACCCTTTCCCCGCCCTCGACCTGAAATTGCCCTTCCGGCTACGCTGCTATGCTTCCAACTTTCCGAATGGAGTCGAAGCCATGACCAGCGAATATTCCCTCTCTGTGGTTCTTGAAAGAATCTACGAAAACCAGCAAGCCCTGGAAGCAGCGATCATGGAACTGACGCTCGTGGCAGAACAGCAAGGCTTCGCTGTCGCCGGTGACAACGCTCGGACTGCCCTGGATCGAATTGGTGAGAACGCTGGCTTTATTAAGCAGGGTTAGCGCGCCTGAGGGCTAAGGAAGAGAACTAGTTATTTGCCCCCCATTCGAAGCCCTACTTTCTAAATTACAGCGGCAGTCTGCCGATTAAGGAATAGGTTAAACATGCAAAGCTCTTATCAAAAAGCTCAAGAAACCTTGCTAAAACTTCTCAACGACCACTCTTATAAAGTTATTGCGCTTTCAGGAAAGTGGGGGACAGGAAAAACCCACTTATGGGATCTGGTCAAGAAACAACTTCAACTCTCTACAACTCAAGCCCCTCAACCAATATCTGTATCGATATTTGGAGCCAAAACCTCTAACGACTTAAAGCTAAGACTACTTCAAAACGGCTCACTCAAAGATGACAATAAATACAAAGATTTTGTTAGTGCAGGAGGAAATCTACTCAAAGGGATAGCTGGGAAATTCATACCTGGTCTTGCAGTAGAAGAAATTATACTTTTGAGCTTGCCAAAACTGCTTGGCGGGCGACTAGTGGTGATTGACGATGTTGAGCGAAAGCATAAAAACTTGGACATCGATGAGATCCTAGGCTTTATCAATGAATACTCCGAAACTTACAGCACCCGTTTTCTATTACTTTTAAACACGGACAAACTAGAAGATGAAATAATTTGGAGAAAACTTCACGAAAAGGTTATCGACATTGAGCTCAAACTTCAACCAGCATCTCCTGAAGCATTCGATGTAGCAAGCATTAATTCGAACCTCAGCTTTTTGGAGCGTGCTCGTGAAGCTACGACCTCCTTAGGCATCACAAACATTAGAATAATAAAAAGAATTATAAGAGTTTTTTCGGAGCTATTAGAAGGCTATGGCCCACTTGAAGAATACGTACAAAAAAGAATTGTCCCTAGTACAGTATTACTAACAGCAATACATTATCGAGGTATAGCCTCAGACATCACCAGCGAGTATTTCCTACAACACAACTCGTTCAGTAAAATATTGTCGCGCGCCCAGCGTACCGCCGATGAACTCAAGTGGGATGATGTTATTGACAAGCTCGGTATCTCATCGTGCGATGATTATGAAATCCTAGTTCAAGATTATTTACAAACAGGAGTCATCAACAAAGAAAAGCTGGACAAAATCATCAACAAATATCAAACAGACCTTGAAAGAAATCAGATACACGAAAAAGTTAGATTTTTCTTTGAGTCGCACTACTGGGATCCTCTCTTTGATCATGCAAAAGCTCTTGAACTTGCTGAAGATCTTCTCCTCAACACTGAAGCACTAAGCGGAAATCAAGTAAGCGCAATTGCGGAGATCCTCACTGAGCTTGGAGAAACCAACCTGTCGGAGAAGCTGATTGACCGATGGATTGAAATAAATGAGCCTTTGATTGATCCCAATGAATCAGATGAATTTAACATGGGTCGTTCACTGCACCCCGCCATTGAAGCCCTAAACACCCGAATAAGAGAGAGGCAGTATCCTCCACTCACACTGGAAGAGGCTATTGAAAGAGTCAGAAGCAATTCGGGATGGGGCGATAGAGAAAACATTTGTTTTCAGAAATCTACTCCGACACAGTACGAAGAAACACTAAAGACACTGCGCGGAAGCGAGCTAGCCAAATTCATTTGCGAAAACTTCTCTTTGCTACGAACCATAGGTCTTAACGATTCGTTTCAACACGGAATTAACAACTTCAAAGAGGCTAGTACGAGCATAATTTTGACCGACCCAGAAAGTCGTTTGGCTCTTATTCTGAAACGTGAGTTCGAAAAGAATAATATTCCACTGAACATAAACGAATAGACAAATAAACTGACCTCCCGATAGGTCATCCTGTGAAAAGTATCCAGGGGACTGAAAGCCCCTAGTTCCGGGGCTTTCGCCCAATCTGATAGCGTTCCTAGAGCAAGCCGTAAGCACCTGTGCGGTAGCTATAGAGAAGTTAAAAAGACAGTGAATCCTTGGTTTTTCAAACCAGTCGCCTTGTACATTGGGACTTTCATCGATCTGCCCGTGGCGCGGCACGCTCTGAGCACTGCGTGAGAGCTGCTGCACTTCTTTGCAATACATTGCACAGCATGCAATTGCCATTTTTCCTACAGCCCCTGCAGCGATGCTGGGTTGGAGCATGGATTGCGTAAGCTCGGCATTTGCACAAAAAGCAGCGGTGAAGCCCGCCGGCGGGAGGGGGATAAGTGCTTTTTCAGTTGCTTTTTTTTGGGTACGCATTTTTATAGACCGGTAGCGCTTGGTCGCTCGCTGGCGAGCGCTGGCGAGCGCTGGCGTATCGTCGCCCAGAGATATACTCTTATTCTTATCAATTTATCTAATCAGGGAGTAAAGACGTGGAAGAAAAGAAAATTGATGAATGTTCAAGAAAAATCGACTTACTTATTAACGCAGGGAATAGACAAGATTTAGAGAATTTTCTGGATGGTATAAAAGACGTTAAGTTTCAGAGCTCAAAAAACCAATCATATTTCTACTACATATTAGGTACTGGTTATTCAACCTTTTTTGAGAGCTTTCAAGAATTATGGAAAAAGGAGACCATAGGCAAAGCAACAAAGTTTTTTCTCAAGGCAATGTACGAGGAAGGCTTCAACGATTTAACGCCGGAAAGTCAAAGCAGGATATTTACAAATTTCGGTTCCGCACTGCACAAGCAAGGACGAGATTTAGAAGCCATTACTGAATTCAACAAAGCAATCGCCATAGACAACAATCCAATCGCACTGCTGAATAAAGGAACGACGCTTCTAAGCCTGTCAAGCAAGGTGTTTGATGAAGAGCACGGCCTGTATTTGCAGTACAAAGCTCACTCAATACTTGAGTACTTATATACAAAGAAGCAGGATTTGTTCGATAAAGACCACATTCGAGCAATGGATAATGACGCTTACGTACTTAAATTTTTAGAGTGGTGCAATAAGAATATTGAGTTCCTACAAGGAGAGCCATTATTAACCGTTCCTTGTAGTCGAAAAAAAAGACTATCGAAGAAAGAGAAGGCGTATATTGATTGGTGCAATAGCAATGATTTATACATAAACACGCTTAACGAAATATCAAGCGCTCCTGAGGTTGCGCAAGACTTATTGACGCTACCAAGCTTGGTACACTTAGTAAACCCGCTGATAACGACGTCTGAGAGCCTTGCACTTAATGCTGCCTTTTCGGAAATCAAATATCAATATGCATTTGCCAGATTTAACTATTTCGACGCTGAAACTAGTGTTCATTCTGCAAGAGAAACTGAGCACTTCTCAGACAAGCATCTGTACCTAACAAACTCCTTAGACTACTGCCTATATCGACGCGACATAGAAATGATCAAGGTATCTTTCCGCCTGCTTTATTCATGCTTCGATAAAATATCAATGCTTATGAAAAAATATTTAGCCCTTGATATAAAGAAGGACAGCCAAGTAACTTTTAGGGGTGTTTGGTTTAAAGATACGGAAAGAAACAAAATTCGAGAATATTTTCTTGATTCGAAAAATCAATTCTTGCTGGCACTTTATTGGCTTTCAAGAGACATTAACGATGATGAAGATGCAAATCATAACTACTGGGTTGATACGAATGCACTCAAGCTTGCTGACATAAGAAACAAAATGGAGCATCAAAGCTTTCGTGTAACGATTGATAGCCTACACAAGATAAATTTAGCTCACTCCCAAGAAAACCCCACAAAGAGAATCGAGATAATTAATCAGATGGCCACGTTGGAGACTGGTTTAGGTGAGCAATCAGCAGAAAATTTGAAGATGGTTGAGCATCTCCAATCCCTGCTTGATGAACAGGATAACTTAATAGGATATCCGCTTCTGATTACGGATATTGAGCTGCGAAATCAAACGATGCGACTAATGAAAAAAGTTCGTTACGCAATTATTTATTTGGCTCTTGGTATACATCATGCAGAGAAACAAAAAACTCACGACGGGCCTATTATTGGGATTGAAGTGCCAATGCTCTAATTCCTAGAGTGATTTCGAGAGAGGGCTTTAGAGCAACGTTATTAAGCCTCTTGCCGAATCATGAGGTTATGGATTTAAGCATTAAAGCTAATGTGTTTGCAGCTCCAGCCTTTGCTATAAATGCACTTGCATCATTTGGACTTGGTGATGGGCCGGGCACATGCGTGTGGCTGGACAGTTGCGCATTCATTTGCTCGACGAGATCAAGGAGATCGCACAACACCTGTAGCACATTCACATTCTCTGAACCCAACCAAGTTTTAGGCGCCTCGAGGCGTTGACTGACTCCCGCCACGCTCTGACGCAAGCCTTCAATCCGTTCCTGCATATCGCCGCCCACCGTAGCATTGTGCTTCTGACCCACCACTAGGTTCAGATCCCGGCCGGTGGCCTGGTGCAGATCGTCCACCGCCGCCAGACTCGCCGATCCGCCCGACAGCAGCTTGAGCGCGCCCAGCGCCTCAATCGTCTTCACCCCTCCCACCGTCTCGGTCGAATGGTCATCGATCGTCTGCGTGTGACTCTGGAACTGCTCACGATTGTCCAGGGCTTCTACTTCGCGCTCGGTCGCCTTGTCTGTGATCTTGCCGTCGGTCTGGCGCAACCAGTTGCCATCGGCATCGACGCGCTGCTGGGCGGACTCGCTGTGCTGCCACACCTGATCACCCTTCGGCACCTTGGGCATGCTCAGGCCGTGAGGCAGGATCGTCTGGATGTAGGGCTTGTTCGGCAGGCCATAGGCGAAACACACCACCACTTGGGTGCCTTCTTCCGGAAAAGCGTAGATACCCATTTCCTCGCCCCCGGTGGGCAACGGCAATGGCACGCCGGCGAGCTGCGGCAGTTGCGGATCGGGCTCGCCGTCCGGACCGAGGACTTCGATGTCCACTGCATAACGCGGGCGGAAGTCGTCGCAGATCCCGGCACTGGCTGGGGCGTCGGCCACGGCGACAACCCGGGCGAAGCGCGGCAGGTGGTAACCACCAGTGAGTTCGGGGAATTGCCGCTCTACGCTGCGGCGGATTGCGTCTTCCATCGGATGGCCATCTGGTTATCGGCAAGGGCCACACTGGTGATGCGCT